GATATTTTTAATATTAATAGTTATACTGCTACTAGGGTATGGAAGTTACAAGTATCTAAAAGAAGAAGAGAATAAAAATCTTGAATCAGTGGTAGCAGTATCAATAACATGGTTAATAGTAGGATTAATTATACATGGAATTTCATTAGTATTTTAAGGGGTGAATATGAAAAGTATAAACGTACTAGGCAATACATACAAAGTGAAGTTTGTTCAAAATCATTCTTTTATGGAAAATGAAGAAAACACTGGAGAATGTAATTTCTCTGATAAAATTATAAGGGTAGCTAAGACATCATATGATATAGAAAATTCAGAAGAGTGGCAACAAGAAACTTTACTACATGAAATAGCACACGCTTTTTTATATGAATCAGGGCAATCAGATTTAAATGACGAAAGACACGCAGAGTTATTAGGTAAATTCGCAAGTTTTATATTAAAGAAAATATAAGCCCTCAACAGGGCTTTTTTACATATAGATAAAATGTGATATAATGTAAACAGAAAGGAGGGGTACTATGGCAAAATTAACAAACAAGCAAGAAATGTTTTGCAAAGAATACCTAATAGATTTAAATGCAACACAGGCAGCTATAAGGGCCGGATATTCAGAAAAGACCGCTAAAGACATAGGTTGTGAAAACTTAGCAAAACCCAATATACAAGAATTTATACAAGAATTGATGGATAAAAGGTCTAATAAGGTCAATATAACTGCCGAGAGCATTCTTAATGATATTCTTGATACTAGAGATACCTGTAAGGCTTATATGATAGTAGAGGGCGAATTTGGCGATAAAATAGATAGTGCTGCAATTAATGGAAGGAATAAAGCAAATGAATTATTAGGTAAACATTTAAAGTTGTTCACTGACAGAGTTGAACACTCAGGAACGCAGACTATAATAGTTGGTGATATAGATGATTAAAACAATCGTACTGAATAAGGACCAAGTGAATGAAAAATTTTTACACCTCTATCAATCAAAACATATACCTCCTAAGTATTCAATATACTTTGGTGGCTCTGGTTCTGGTAAAAGTTTTAGTGTTTTAGATGCTCTAGTATATAAATGTATTAAGTACAATACTTTTGATGTTTTAATATTGAGAAAAACCGCTTCTACTTTACCCAATACAGTTATGAAACCCCTTCATAAGATTATAACTAAAAGATATAAGCTAGAAGAGGGTAAAGATTTTAGTTTTAATAAATCGGAAAGATGTTATGAATTTGAAAACGGTTCAATGATAAGAATATCCGGCTATGATGATCCTGAGAAATTAAAAGGCATAGAGGGTGTTAATGTACTTGTACTAGAAGAATTAACAGACTTTACAATTGACGATTTAGCAGATATAAGTGATAGATTAAGAACTAGACCGAGCAAAAATCACCCTTGGAAAGATATTAAAATAATAGGTATGTTTAACCCTATATATGAAACGCATTGGGTAAGAAATCATTTTTTTGCACCTGGTAAAGATGCTAGTGAAGATGTTCATATATATGATAAGAATCCTATATTTGGTGAAGATTTATTTATATTAAAGACAACATGGCGTGATAATAAATGGTATGACGGAAAGTATCTTGATCCTAATGAAAGGGAAAGAGAGAAAAAACTTAATCCTAGAAAGTACAACGTTTATTGTAACGGAAACTTTGGTATACTTGGTAAATTAGTATATAACAATGTTGTATATGTTGACTTTACACCAGAACAAGCATACACACTTCAAAAAGCTAACCCAGCTCATGGAATAGATTTTGGCTTTAACGATCCTAGTACATTTGGCGAAGCAATTATAGACCGTAACGGTGATATATGGATAACTGGGGAAATAGGTGGCACACAGTTAAGGACCAGTCAATTTGCTGGAATGATACAAGATAAATATAAGAACTATCAATATCTTTTAATATGGGCAGATTCTTCTGCTAAAACAACAATAGAGGATATGAAAAACGATTATGGTTTTAGAGGGATTAGACCTTGCGAGAAAGGGGCCGGATCTATATTAGCTGGTATAGAATGGTTGCAAGATAGAACAATTTATGTAAATAGAAAATTAACACCTGGCCATGCTTCAGAGTTTGATTCATATGAGTATGAAAAGGATAAGAAAACAGGATTATACAAACCATTACCAAAGGATGAAAACAACCACTTTATGGATCAATTAAGATACTTATCTACACAATGGCGTAAGGGTTCATGGGTATTTAGTTAAATGGAAGGAGTTAAGAACTTGAAAACAATTACAGATATAGAAAGAGATATAGCAGCAATAAAGTTCCACTTGAACAAACTAGGTAATTCAGTAACAACAAATGAGTCTGTTAATTATTATGAAGGTAATCACACGATGATAAATAATAGAAAGATGGAGTTTGTTCACGAAGGCAAGTTAAAAGAAGATGTTTTTAAATCTAATACAAAGATATCAAAAAATGATTACAGAACAATAGTGGACCAATTAACATCTTACTTATTAGGGAAAGAACCTTCAATAACTGATGTTGATAAAAAGATAATAGAAGAATTTCCTTTAAAGAAAGCTTGGAGAGTTGCAAAGAAAGCTTTAAAGCAATGTCAAATACAAAAAGTTGCTTGGGTTCAACCTTATATTAATAAAAAAGGGAAGATTGACTTTGTGGTAAGAAAGAAAAGCGACAACATTATCCCTATATATACACAAGATGCTGAAGAAGAATTAGAATACATCATTTTATATTATGATGTTGATATATTAGTTAACGGCAAAATAGAGACCGTTGCAAAGATTGAGTATTGGGATAAAGAGCAAGTTACTTATTACAAGAGCAAAGATAAGAAGATTACATTATGGGATATTGATGAATATGTAAAAATTAATCCTAAACCTCATATTTATACTGCTTTAAAGTTCCCTGGTGGCCAAGAAAAACAAGCTAAGCCTAATAACTGGGGTAAGGTTCCATTTATACCTCTATGGTTTAATGACGAACAACAAACTGCATTAGAAATGATAGGAAGAGAAAAGATAGATGCACTTGACTATTTGCTTTCTGATGGTTGCAATAATTTCTTGGATATGGCAGATGTTATATATATTTTAAAAGATTATATAGGAGATCCAGAAGAAGCCTTATTTAATTTAAAGACAAAGCGTGCAGCTGCAGTAGGTGAAAAAGGAAATGTAGACAGTGTAAGTAATGAGATACCTATGGAATCAAGAAAAATGATGATTGAAATTATGAAAGCTGCTATATATGAGGATGGAATGGGTGTAGATTTAAGCAATTTAACAGGTGGTTCACTTACGAACGTTCTTATAGAAGCTTATTTTGAAATGCTAAACATGAAAGCTAATAATGTAGCAGAGTTTGTAGAGGAGTTATACACTGAAATGTTGAATTATGTTAACATCAAGGTGAATAACTTTGAAAATGATATTCAAATGCAAGAACCTAGTATTACTTTTAATAAAACGATAATAGTAAATCAAATTGAATACATGGAAATTGCAAATGCTTCAATGGGTGCTATATCAGACGAAACTAGATGGGCAAATGACCCTAGAGTAGATGATCCACTTAAAGAAGCTGAAAGAGTTTTAAAAGAGGATGGTGGTTCTGATGGCTACTCTCAATAAATTCCAAAGACTTTTTAAGAAGAAAAATGATAAAGTTTTAAAGGAACTTAATAAGAGGATAAAAAAAGGTGGAGAATTAACAGAAGAATCATTAAAAAAACTTTCTCAAGAATATTATAGTAAGTATTTAGGTAAAGATATGCCACCTAAAGAATATAAAAAGCTTAAAAATAGTATAAATGAGATAATATTTAAAAATTCAGAAAAACAAAATATGGATTTTGATATAGCTCTAAATGATACTTTTGAAAATATCTACAGTGGATATAATTATAGTTATTCTAAAATAAGCAACTCTTATGTTAGCTATAAGGAATTAACGCCAGATCAACTTAAAATATTAAAGGAAGATAAGATAGAGGGTAAAACTTATGTAGATAGGTTAGACTTTCATTCTAAAAACCTCGATAAAAAAACCGGTGCTATAATCAAAAATGGAATAAGAAACGGTCTATCTAATCAACAAATAGCAAGAAATATAAAGAAAAGAATAGATATATCAACATCACATTCATTAACAATAGCCAAAACAGAAACCGGAAGGATAGCAAGCCAAGCCATGAAACTAGCCCAAGACAACGCTTTAAGTTTAGGGTTAGAGTTTAACAAGAAGTGGAGACATTACGCTAGTGTAGAGCCTAGAAATAGCCATATAAGAATGGATAATGTAGTTGTAAGAGCTGGTGAATACTTTATATTACCGAATGGTGAAAGGTGTCAATACCCTAGACTTGGGTTAAGTGCTGGTGAAACGATCAACTGTCTTTGTGATGTTATAGAGGAGTTTGAAGGTTTTGAAAGTGACGAAAGGAGAGACGGTACAGAGATAGTAAATGTAAAAGATTATAACCATTATAGAGAAGGCAATTTAAAAGAACTATCTAAAAGGCCTAAAAGTATGCAGAAGTATAAAAACAAAGATGTTACAGAAACACAACCTTTAGTTGAAAAGCTGCCAATTCCAAAAATGGTTAATAATAAGCCGGTAGTAAAAAAGCCTACCAAAGAAGCTGAAACTTTATCACAGAAAAGACAAAAGGCTATACCTAGTTATAAAAAATGGGTAGTTCTAGATGGTAACAAATATAATAAAAGTTTTGATACAAAGAAAGAAGCTTATGAATACGGTAAAAATATGAGGAAAAAGGGTAAAAGTGCATTTGTATTTAGTAAATCTAATCTATCTGTAACTAACTTTATACCATAAACGCTTATAAAACGCTCTGTATTTGATTTTATTTATACGCTATGGTATTATAAACTTAATTAATAAAACAATGACGTGGACGGTTACACGGAATAAAAACGAATAATGAAAGGGGACAAAATGTTAAAAGAATTGTTAGGCGAATTATACACATCAGAAATTGAAGCGAAT